ACTATCACCACTTGTTCCTGAACTACCGCTAGTTCCTGAAGAACCAGATGTACCTGAAGTACCACTAGTTCCTGATGTACCTGACGCACCATCTACACCACTTGTACCAGACGTACCACTTGAACCACTAGTACCAGACGTGCCGCTTGAACCTGATGTTCCTGAACTACCTGAAGTACCTGATGAACCACTTGTACCAGAAGAACCTGATGTTCCACTAGAACCCGAAGTACCTGATGTACCAGAACTTCCTGATGTACCACTTGAACCTGATGTACCAGAACTTCCTGATGTTCCTGATGTTCCTGAGGAACCCGAAGTGCCCGAACTTCCACTAGTTCCACTACTACCACTTGTACCGCTAGTCCCTGAAGAACCAGATGTACCTGATGTACCACTTGTTCCACTTGTACCTGAACTACCTGAGGTTCCTGACGAACCTGAAGTACCTGATGAACCACTAGTACCAGACGTGCCACTTGAACCTGATGTTCCTGAACTTCCTGATGAACCGCTTGTTCCTGAAGTACCACTAGTTCCTGAACTACCTGAAGTACCGGATGTACCACTTGTACCCGAACTTCCTGATGTACCTGAAGTTCCACTAGAACCTGATGTTCCTGAGGTACCCGAAGAACCGCTAGAACCAGAAGTACCGGATGTTCCACTTGTACCAGAAGAACCACTTGTACCAGAAGAACCGCTAGTTCCAGATGTACCAGATGTACCAGCCGAACCCGATGTACCTGAAGTTCCATCAACACCACTTACGCCAGAAGAACCTGATGTACCGCTAGTACCAGACGTTCCTGAAGAACCACTAGAGCCTGACGTACCTGATGTACCACTTGTTCCAGATGTCATGGCTGAGAATGGAACACCATCTATAACCAAACTACCACTTGTTATATTAACCGACCCACTAACGAATACTGAGCCAGTAAATTGATGTGTGTCGTCTGATGTGTCACCAAACTTCGTTGAACCCGATGTGTATAAAATTGATGACGATACAATTGTAACATTATATTGTGTTGCTGTTATTGTACCATCAACGATTAATGAACCTGTTATTTGAAGGTCATTTGTTGTTGCATAAAAAGAACCTGTTTGTTGGAATAACGAACTTGCCGCCTGAAAATCAGCCAACTCGGTAATTGTGTTACCGATAATATCATCAATCCAATAACCTAAGTTTGTAAATGCACCTTCATTTTGTTGGAGGTTTCCTAATTTTGCTGCACCATCTACAACTTCATAAAAAATACCATATTGGTTTTCTTCAGGGAAGTTATTTGGTGGGTCATAATTAGAATTAATATATTCTCTTAAATTAGTGTCTCTTAATTCTATTGTTACACTAGTATCGGTATTACCTGTTACACCAATTACATCATATATTTTTGATGATGGTAATGCAAATTTCATACCGACTAGTATGTCATTTGCGTTATATAAATTTAAATTAAGATTTGAATCTGGATATGCACCTTGTTGAGGTATTATAGTGAAATCACATATAAAGGACATATACACTCCATTATATGAATCACCTGAAGAATACGTTTCATTTGGAACTATTCCACCAAAATTAATACTACCAATTATCAGTTTATCAGGAGCCTCTAATGCCATTTTTGTTCTCTATGTTAAGTTGTTATACCAAATGTTATTATTACATTAGTACTACCCGAACCGGCAGCACCTGTATTTGTTGATGTTATTGAATAAATCACCATACCTGTCCAATTACCACCCGAATATTGTTGGAAAACACTATGTTGAGCAGTAGTTGTACCATTTGGTGATTTGGATAGAACTTCTCCACCATTAACACCATGTGTCATTATATTCACAATAGGTTGTGATTGTAAACCGCTTGGTCTACCAACTTGTAATCTATTTAATGCAGGTATTGTAAAAGACCATCCATCAGATTCTAATGTTGCTTTATTTTCACCATTAGGACCTAATACACTTGCAATTGGTGTTGTTGGGTCTAAGGAACCTCCTGTCATATTTAATACAACTTGATATGATTTTACAGTTGCATCAACATAAAGTGGAGATGTTCCTGAAGTACCTGACGTACCGGCTGTTCCTGATGAACCATTACTACCACTTGTGCCCGATGTACCACTTGTACCGTTTATACCCGAAGTACCTGATGTACCGTTTACACCTGAAGTACCTGATGTACCAGACGAACCATCAACACCACTTATACCCGAAGAACCTGAAGAACCGTTTGAACCTGATGACCCACTAGAACCTGAAGTTCCTGAAGAACCGTTTGAACCAGAGGTACCTGAAGTACCGCTTGTTCCATTAACACCTGATGTACCTGAAGAACCGTCATTACCACTTGTTCCACTTGTACCTGATGAACCGGCAATACCGTGTTCACCCATTGTAATTAATAAAAATTCATCATCATCAGAAGGGTCAACACCATTAACCGCAATTTGTGATACCACAAATTTTTCATAACCTACTTCATAAGGTGTTGTGGATGTAATCTGTAATATTTTATAAACTGAAGAATCGGTTGACTTAATTAATTTTAATATTGAACCTTCACTTAAACTATCTAAGTATGAAGAAAAATCTACACTTGGTGAAAAACTATAATTACTAAAAGCAATACTGTTTGTTGTCGTTCCCCAAGACGCACTATCAACTTTGAAATATCCGTTTGATGGTGCAACATTTGTATTTGTACTTGAATTGAATTTCCAAATAGCCAAATGTCCTTGATATCCTGCACTACCTGAACCTCCACCTCCTGTTATTTGTACTGTAACATTTCCACCACCATTATCAACAACAGTTGCACCACTAAAAGTGATACCTGAAATATTGTTAATTGGTGAACCACCTTGTTGTTTTACATATATTGAAGAAGATGTTCCTGAAGAACCACTAGAACCTGAAGTTCCTGATGTACCATTAACACCAGATGAACCTGATGAACCTGATGTTCCTGAACTTCCTGAACCTCCACCTCCACCAACAATAGTAACTCTCACATCACCACTTCCTAAATCAGAAATGGTTGCACCAGAAAATATAATTTTATCTACGTTGTTTATGGTGGTAGAACCATCCGCAACTGTGATTGACGAAACACCTGCACCACCACTTGTACCTGACGCATATAAATTTACAGTCCAATCGTTGTGTGAACTTGCACCTGATACACTTATAACTGTGAAAACTAACTGACCACTTACACTACTATATGATACAACACGACCAATTAAAAAGTTGTTTACATCATATGCAACAACTATTAACTGTCCAACTGAATATGATAATTGTGTATCAACAAAAATTGTTTGTGTTGTTGATGTTAATTCATCAATATCAGTTAATGTGGTATTTGATGTTGTTAAATAAATTGCACCTGACGTACCTGATGTACCTGAAGAACCTCTCGCACCTGATGTACCAGATGAACCTGAGGAACCTGATTGACCGCTAGAACCCGATGTTCCTGATGTACCATTGACACCAGATGAACCTGATGTACCTGAAGTACCATTAACACCAGATGAACCTGATGTACCTGACGTTCCTGAAATACCTGATGTACCGGAAGTTCCTGATGTACCTGATGAACCTGAACCGCCAGAGGTACCTGATGAACCTGAAGAACCCGCAGCACCTGTAGCTCCTGATGTGCCAGAACTACCCGATGAACCCGATGTTCCACTACCACTACCTGATACGTTTACACCATTTACTATTAAGCTATCGGTATATACGGCGGTCAACGGAGTTGAAGAAGAACCAAGACTGACAGCGGACCCTGAAGGGACATATTCACTATTAATTTGGTCCCAATTTATCTGTTGTAATGCCATTTTATGTAAAGTCTTTTACATAAATACTTTTATTCCACTTATGAGCATAAAAAAAAGGGATTTTATTCCCTTTTTTTTTCTAAACGTGTTGTTTAATTATATTTAACCCTTCATCATCACTCATAAAATCCACACCGGCAACATAAACCGGTCCTGTATCTGAATTGTTTTTACGTATAAAAATTGTTGGTAATGAGTTGTGTCCTGTTTGATTTACAACTTCATCCCATATTTTTTGATTATCATTTATTTCTATTTCATGAAAATCAATTGACTCAAGTTTAAGTCTTTTTTTAAGGGATTTACAATGTATACAATTATTTAACGTGAATAGAATTACATTAACCGACATACTAAGTTAAACTATCTAAAATTTTAGTGTAAACACTATCAACATTGGCACCGATTGATTTACTTACCACTGTTTGACCATCATAAACGATAATGGTAGGTACGGTTGTAATCCCTAATTCAGCAACATATTCCTGATTTTCATCTACATTAACTTTTAAAAATCTAACATGTGGGTATTTGCTCTCTAATGCTTCTAATCTTGGCATCAATGCTTTACATGGTCCACACCATGGTGCCCAAAAATCTACTAATAATCTTTGGTTTTGTGATTGTAATTGTTTTACTTGTAATCCTACTGCGTTTTCCATTTTTTTTAAAATCCTATTTTATTTCCTCGATTTATTGTTTTAAACACTTCAGTGTCTATGTTATAAATATCCGCCAATACCATACCTTCCTCAACAACATAATCTTTTTTTAAAGATTTTAAAAGTGTATTGGTGTCATCAACTGATAATTTTTCAAATTTATGTTCAGCAATTAGTCTTCCTTTACGTAATAGAGCTTGATCTATTTTTTCTCTCTTCATGTTAAAGGTTGCAATAACTTGAATGTTTAAACAATCACCCAAAATACCATCAGTTAAGTTTAATATGTTTGAAACACCCGCAGGTGATCCATTACCTTCTCTATCTGAAATTACACGTTCAGCATCTTCAATAATTAAAATTGAATTTTTGTGATCCATCAAAAAAGGGATGATTGTTGGTTCAGATAACATTTCAGCCATTGATGGTGGAATAAATAATATATCCTTTTCTTTTACTAAACTTGTTAAATGTTTAATATAAGAAGTTTTACCAGTACCAGGGTCACCGTGAAGTAATATAATTCCTTTATCGTGTGATTTATTTAATCTTTCAATTATTACTTTATGTATTTTTTTGAATTCTTTTCCGTAATTCAAATCTAAATCAACTGGCGGTACCATTAAATCATAATCTTCGGTGTCTAAATGTCCCATATCACTTTTGACTAAGTGTATGTTAGCCTTTTTCTTTTTAGTTTCATATTTTTTAAGGGACTTTAAATCGAATTGGTCTTTTAATTCACCATTTACAATATCATAAGTAAATTCCAATTGTATATTCCCTAATGTTGATTTTTCTGTGGATGTAACTGACCTAATGAAAATTTTCTTTTTTTGATTGACAAATAAAGATTGTGAGTGTGAATCGTATCTTTTATTATTTGTTAAAATTCTTAAATCTTCATCAAATCCTAATTTTAATATTTCAGATATTACTAATGGATTGTAAACAATTTTACTATCAGTAAATTTCGAAGGTAGTCTACCAAAAGAAATTAAATAATATTGTTCAGTAGGTATTTCATTTCCATATACACTATCATATAAAGGATAGTCAAGTGTTAGTTTTTTTTCCATAAATAAAAATAAGTAAAATAATTTTATAAATGAAATTAATTCAAACAAATCTTTCCAAAATTTGGATATTCAATAAAAATATTTGGATTTTCTTCAACAGTAATGTCGATATTTTCCTCAGGTCTAACAAAAGGTTTTTTATTAGATTCACTTTTTAAATCACTCATAGTTTTTCTTAATGATTCAAATTGTTCTTTATTTAACATTACTTCACCGTTTTTTTCAAAATTGATTTGTGAAATTTCTGAAAGGTGTTTGTAAAATATTTCTTCGTCGACATTTCCCAAAAAATAATCATGTGCTTCTTGATTATTTTGAAAATAATGTTTTACCGACTGAATGTACATCAAAACTTCTGGAGATAATTTTCCCATTAAGGTTTTCTTATTTGATCCAAATGTAACGAAACTAATGTATTTCTACCAAAAATTTTAATTTCAACATCAACCTTCTCACCTTTGATTTCTTTAATAACACCATTAAAATCATTAAAAGGTCCATCTGAAACTATAATTGTTTCACCTGAGTCAAATTTTAATTTTTTACTCTCAATATGTTCCTCTAAAGTATCGTCTTTTAAAATTCGACGTACATCCGTTTCTTTTAATAACAAAGGCATCCTATCTCCCATCATACCCATAATGTTAGGTATGGTTGATATTACTTTTAATTCTTCTTCTACCAATCTTTTTGGTGCTTCAAAATACAAATAACCACTATATAAAACTTTTTCTCTTATTACTTTTTTGTTTTTGACTAAAACAAATTCTTTTTCTGTAGGACAAATAAATCTTACAATATTGTTTATTTTACCTAATGAAATTTCTTTATTAAACTGTTCAGCTAAACTTCTTTCTTTACCGGGTAAAACTTTTACCACATACCAAATGTTTTCCATAATTTTTATAAATATTATTAGTAATTCATTATTAGTACTTCAATTCCTTCATTTTGAGTACCGTCTTTTTTTGCTGCCGCCGCCTTTTTAAAACTTTTTTCCGACCATTTATATTGTTCTTTTGGAAACCATTCTAAAAGTTGTGGGAATTCATAATAAGATAAACTAAATTTACCTTTAATGGTTTTTAAACAATCGGCCAATCTTTTGTGTGTATCGATTGTAAAAATATGATTTGAATAATAATTTTCAGTTTTCCAATATGGTGGGTCCATATAGTAATATGTTGTTGGTGAGTCATACTTTTCAACAACTTCTTGAAAATCCATATTTTCAACAAACGTTATTTTATCAAAATGTTCACGATATTTTGGGTGTTTCAATTTGTCCATGAAAATTAAAACCTTACATCTATATTTTCCTTTATAATCCATATAAGATGCAGTTTCAGGTTTCGAACCGGAAAAAACTTGTGTCAAAACGTAAACATATTTACATGCAATTTCTAAACTATTTTCGTCAGTAATAACCAATTCATCACTAAACACCTCTTTCTGATATTGATTAAACATTTCTTCAAATTCAGGTGGTGTATCTACAACATTTAATTGTTGACATGGGTAATGGGATAATGCCTCATGTAAAACATCATATTGTTTAGCCCATTTCATCAGATTAGAATTTAATCCGTTATAATCGTTATAAACAACTGTCTTTAAATTAGGATATTTTTTTAAATCCATATTAAAGAACACCCAAAACATACCAGAAAATCCTTCTACATATGTTTCAATATCTTTTGGTATATGAGGAACTATCCATTTACCAATACGAGCCTTACCTCCAATATAACTTATCATTAAACATTATTATTTATTATAAAATATAACCAAAATATTTGAAAAAAAGAAATTAAATCGATATATTTTAATATGGCATGTTCAAATTGTAAAGAAAAAAAAGAGATTAAAGAAGAATTAATTAAATCAGGTGAGTTTGTAAGTAAGGGTATAATATGGTTTGCAGTAATATGGTCATTACTTGGTGGTTACGGTTTAATTACTTTGATTTCAAAATTTATATGAAAAAAGAAAAAAAGTATTCTATTGTTCTTTTTTGTAATAAAAAGAGAGTTCGTGTTTTATACAGTTGTATGAAGAGAACGACCGTATATGAATATTGGAGGGAATTTAGAACTCAATTGAAACCGAGATTTACCAAACAACAAACGGGTTCAAGAAAAAACAAAGATTTAATATATGAATTAGCTTTAATATTTCCCAATAATAGATGGGCAACTGATATTTGGGTAAAAGATAGTTTAGGTAGAAATCAAAAAGCTAAAATTGAGAATGACAAATATAGAATTAAAGAGATAATACCGTATTGGAAAGAGGAATTGGTATACGATTATAACACAAAAAAAAGAATTAGATATAATCAGGTTTTAGATTATATCATGACAATTAATGATGTTGCACAAATTTTCACATTAAATAAAAATTTATTTGTTCAAATTGAAAATGACGTTAGACTATTTGGTAATAAAAACAAAAATGATGCTTTAAGATTATTAGAGTTGCTGAGAGAAGATTTATTAATTAAAAAAAGAGGTAATTTCTTTTTTGTGAAAGATATAACCACTCATCAAAGAAGACTTTTATATAAATTACTTGAATCTAAAGGTTTTAATAAAAACGATTTATTTAGACATTACTCGTATTAAAAATTATATCTACAGTACCAATATTAATTGTGAATGTATTTTCCGGTTTTTCCATTTTTCTACCATACTTCTTTTGAATATTTTCAAATGTTTTCATAAAATCCTGTTCAGATAATTCTAAAATTATCGTTCTAGTTTCAGTTTCAGCATTCAATTTTTCTAATAAGTCAGATATAATAGCTAATTGATTTAATAAGTCACCTTTTTTTTCCATATCCTAATATCTTTAATATTTTACTTATTATAGATATTTTATTTTTTGGTTTTGGTTTAAACATTTCGGTTTTATCTAATGATTTAATTTCTTTAATCATCTGACTCTTGTGTGTCTGTATCTCCGTAATGTCCCTCTCCATCTCCTTCTCCAACCATTCCTTCGCTTGTTGTAATCTCTTGTCCATTGTTCTTAATTAAATTGATATCTTTTAATTTTTCGAGAGATTCATTTTGAAATAAGAGTTGTAACTCTTTAACTTTTTCTTGGAATAATCTTTGTTTTTCTTCCTCTTCTTTATTTTTATTTACAATCTCATTTGCACACGCAAATACAACATCATATCCATTTTGTGTTGCCTGTGCAATTAATGATATTAAATTGAATTTTTCATTTTTATCTTGAACTTTGACTGCGATTGAACTGTATGGTTTCACAACCTCATCAAACTTCCATGACAATGGTAGTTTTATATCTAAACTAACATTGTCTTGTATTTCTCTCAAAGAGTGAAAATGTGGTCTTAAATTTTTTATGTTATCAAACACAGTATCAAATTAAAATATAGGTTATTATATATGCCGAACTAAGATATAGAAACACTTTCTCCAATTCTTTAACTACTAATGGTTCCGGATTCTCTTGTGTTAGTTTAAAAACAAACTCAAATACAAATCTTAGAGTATAAATTAAGCTCAATACAAATAAAAATAGTTTAATCTGTTCCATCATGTTTTTTCATTTCTTCAAGGATTTCTTTACGGTAAACTCCAATCAATTGTTTAATTTCCTGTGCGTATTTTCTCGCTCTGATTGAAGCACTACGATTACCTTTCTCATAAACCTTTTGAGTGTCCACCGACATTTTCTCAACAAGTTCCTTGATTTTTGCTAAGGTTTCCATAATTTATTTCGGTTTTTAATACGAATATATGGAAAAAATTTTACTTTTTCAAGTTTTGGTCTAATAATTTATAAATTTCGGTCAACATATCTAACTCCGACCTTGTTTTTCTATGGTTAAAATCGAATAAAATATAAAAGTATTCTCTTATTCTCATTATATTACCATCTAATTGTGAGTAGTAAAAAGCCTCTAAAAAGAAATTCCAAAAGTATTCGTAGGCATTTCCTCTCTCCCTAAAAAATATTTTTTCTTGATTAAAATTTTCAATCACCTTATCCCAACACCAAGTGAAATGACTTCTTTGGTCTTTTTCGGTATTAATAACATCAACACCTAAATAAGTCTCCGATATTAAATCATGTAATGAAACCAAAAAGTCATGGAAAAGCTCTGTCTTTTCACGACATATGTTGTATGCCCTGAACCAAACATCGATTTGTTGCTTGTAATTTTCGGATGTAATGAATTCCAAATATCCTTCTCTATTTTCCATAACTCATTATATATTAATAATATAAGGAGAAAAGAAAACAAAAAGAAGGTATTACTGAGTTTTCTTATTGTAAGATGAAATCTTTTTCATTTTCTCAATTTCTTCGTTTAGAACGTTTGAGAAACTAACTTTAGATTCATTTACTGTTGTAACAGGAACGGCTTCTTTATCGTATATTTTTCTTTCTTCCTTATCCTTTTCTCTATCTTTCATTTGTTTTTCCATCTTCTCAACAGCAACTTCGGAAGGAACTACGTTAGCAACATCTTCTGAATTGTTACCCATTAGTTTATCTCCTTCGATTGCCATTTTCAATCTTTTCTTAAATTGTTCAGATGGTTCAATATCATATTCTAAATTTTGAAGTCCAGCAAAATTCTTTGCAACTTCTTCATCTTGTTCTTTTGTATTTTGTCTAGCAACTTTCTCACCCTTACCAATTTGTTTTGGAAATTCAGGATTGTCATTACCTTCAAATGTCATAGACTTTTTTATCTTTTGGTCAACGTCTGATAAATTAGATTTGTTTTCTTTACCACTATCTTTATGTGCACTTTCATATGCTTTAAGACCCGGTACAGATTCATTTACCATTTTAACAATTAGTTGTGTCAACTCACTTTCAGTCAAACGTAAAACTTTCTTTTTTGATTCATTCATCATCGTACCACACTCACATATTTCTTTACCACATTTTTCACATGTTTTCTTTTCTTCTTCCATATAAGAACCACCACATTCATCACATTCTTCTTCCTCCTCCATTTGTTTAGACCAACATTCTTCTACATCATATTCTTTACCATCAACAGTGAATGTTTTTTCACCAGCTTCTCTAGCAGCTTTAAGAGCTCCTGAGAACTCATTACCTTCCATTGGTTGTTTTTCAGTATTTTCCATATTTTCAGTTTCTTCTAATTGGTCATTCATCTCATCAAGTTTATTCATCATATCGTCATGTGATTCATAAACTCCCTTTTCGATGATTAATTCTTTACCTGGATGTTTTTCTTTATAATCAGGTAATGCATCTTGTGCTTCTTTTTCTGTCTCAAATGTAGCTAAAGGAACACCTTCACATTTGATGTGGTATTTTTCCATTTTACCTTCCTCAACTTGTTCCATAATAGTTTTTTTAACTTCTTCAGAAACTGCTGATTCAATAATTTGTTTTAATTCACTTATTTTCATATTTAAATAAATATCTGTTTAATCTCATTTAATACGATTTCTTCCACCTTATCACGTGAAATTCCGTATTTTTTTGATGTATACTCGATGGCCTCTTGTATATCACGGTCTTCCTTAATAAACTCAATTGCCCCTGTGTTACCCTGATTACAATAAGGAAACTTCTTACATTTCTCTTTTACTTTAACAAATACCGCATCCGGTCCTCCCCATTTTGGAAAGTTCTTATCCTTTACCGCCCTACCTTGATATTCACTTTTCTTACCGTCAATCTTTAGTGGGTTTTTACGTCCTCCTTTTGTTGTTTTTCCAAAAGCAGGAACATCAAATGCACCTGAAGAAGATGATAGTGTTGCTTCACCAACCTCTTCATCTTCAGTTAAATCCATATTTGGTATTTTTGATATTGGTCTTTTAATTGTACTTGCTTTACCAAACAAAGGTGCCGAATAGGCTCCAGATGAACTTGAATCGGTTTCTTTTGCTTCTACTTTTTTCAATTTCGTATAGTAAGATGGGTCTTCCCATAAATGGTCCATAGCTATTTCGTGAGCTTTCTCCTTACTATCTGTATGTTCCATTTCGACTTTCATACCCATTTCTAATTGCTTTTTTAATGATTTTACCATATCCTGAATATGATAATATCCTTTTGCATCATGTTTTTTTGCCATTTGAACCAACGTTTTATTATCGGCCAAACCACCTTTTAATATTTCAGTTTCGTTCATTTTTTTCTTTTTACCTTGACAATGTGCTCTTTGACTGAATCCTTTTGGATTACTACAATCAATTGAGTCTTTATATTTTTGGGACCATTTTTCGGTCATCTCTTCTTTTTTTGTTAAATCGACTACCCATATTTTTGGATTCATACCTTTACTAACTAATCCCGCTAATCTTGTATTTCCACCTAATAAATCATAATCATTTTCACTAAATCTAACCGCAATTGGTATCTCTATTTCACCCTTATCAAATGCACTTTCAAATCTTTTTCTTTTATCCTCATCAAGTGATTCATAATCTAAATCCACATTGTTAAGTATATCCTTAATTTTTTCGAAATTTGTAATATCAAAATTTTTATTTGCAACTTCTAACCAACCTTCTCTACCCATTTTTTCAAATTCACGGTATCGTAAAGCCTCCATCCATTCCTCATTAAAATTTGGTTTTAAGTACTTCATTACTTAACAGTCTTTAATGCACCTTCCCAGAATGACTTTCTTTGCCATAATGTTTTAAATAATTCTACAACAACCTTAGTCGATAAATCAACAATTTTGTCATCAATTTTTCTTGTTCCCAACTCATCTTGAATAATTTTAACAACAATTTTATGTGCGTTTGTTGTATCCATGAAGTCTTTTATTTCCTTCTTGGCTATTCTTTCTATTTCTTTTTTATCTTGGTCAGTAAGTGCCATTGTTAATTATTATTTCTTTGTGTAATTAATGGTTCCATGCTTGTTTTGAATGTCTCTTCGAATTTCACCAATTTTTCTAATGCGTTACCTACTTCAGTTTCTAACTTCAACATATCCGCATTTATATAAACACCACTTTCTTCACCTGCAATTAAAACAAAACTTATGTCTTCATCTGTTAAAACCCCATCTAATCTTATCTGTTTTTGATTGATTGTCATACCTGGATCAAAATCTACAATTTGTGAAACTTGTTGTCTGAAATTGTCTATAAGATTTGAAATAGTTTCTTTTTGGTCATCTTTCAATTCCATATCCATTTCATCGGTTGACAACATTTTAACCTCCACATCGTTAATGATTATAAAATCACTATCTTGTTTTTGTGTCTGTTCAGGTTCTACTTGTTGTGGTATTTCTTGTTGTTCTCTGATTACACTATTAGATGTCTTGTTTTCATTAAGTTTTCTTAATGTGTTTAACATCTTTTTTGTTTCATCATATCCCGTTATTTCTTTCTTTTGCATTGTTAAAAAATATTCTAAAATTAAACGAAGGGTTTATATCTGTATAAATACTTGAAAAGTTGGATTTACATACAATCCCGTGGAAATTAGACGCCTTTTCTATGTAACCTTGTGATGGGACTATTTGCTTGAAAATACCATGTTTGTCACACAAATCCTCACATAAATCGGCCAGAACATTCATTTGACTCTCAGTATAAGAATCCCAAAAATAGTAGTTTCTCCAATTTCTGACATATGGTTCGGACCTATAGGGATCACCAATCCAATTATTAAGGACACCGGTAATTGTATTTTTATTCAACCAACCCAAGTTTTCAATTGCAACTTTAATTTGTTTTTTACTGATTTTGGGGTCATTAAAGGTATTTGAACTATGGTTAGTGTCAAATAGTTGGTATACCATACCTAATTTAGAAACAACAAAATGGGGAACATCGTCGTATTCCCCATTTCTTCTGTGCTTTATTTTACTTATAAAATCATCTAATCGTCTTTGTGTGTCATATAGAAAAATTTGAGTTTTTTTAGATTTTTTTCTAACTACATTCAATTTTTTCTTATCTAAATTTTCTACGTCTTGTACTAACATTTCTCGATATTACCTTTAATGGTGTAGGTGTCGGTGTAGGAGAAACTATAATTTCCTCCTCAGATGTTGGTATTATTACTTTATTATTTTCCAAATCATATATTATTTGATTTGGATTCGTATCATCCTTTTCCCAATATAAATCTTCAGTTTGAGATTGTGTACTATAATCTGTTGATTCTGACGTTTCCTCTGTTTCTAAAACCTCCGAAATTTCCGAATCCAACATTGGTTGTTGGAACTCTATTAAATTTTTTTTTTCATCTTCTTCTGAAGATGTGTTGTTTAACGTGGTAGGTTCTTCACTAAATGTTTCAGTTTGAACTTCGTTTAAGATTTCATTTACTTCATTCTCAGTTAAAAATGGTTCGGAAATTGTTTCATTTTCCCAATCGTTAAACTGACCATCGTAATCCTCATTTTGGAAAATATTCTCAGAATTTGGTTCTATAGTAGAAAAATTTTCCATCTCATCTTCTTCAGATGGTTCTATGGTGGAAGAATTTTCATCTATCAATCCGTCAGTGTAACCCTCTGCAGGGAAGTTAAAAAAATTGTTTTCTTTTGCTACTATATCAATTTTGTCAAGATATGTCGGTGTAGGGGTTGGAGTACCACTTTCTGTTGGTGTTGGTGTAGGAGTTGGTGTTTCTGTAGGTGTAGGGGTTTCTGTTGGTAATGAGGTTGGTGTGGGTAACTCCTCTTTAATTAACATTTCTTCAAATGGTTTTTTCTTTTCAATCTCTTGTTTGTACTTCTCTGACGCTTCTTTTAACTTGTCGTTAGGTGGTGGTGGGTTTAACAAAACTTCTTCAAGTTTTTTTAAATCATTTTCACTTAATCTTAATCGGGAAACTTCCGCAACAATATCTTTTGCTTCAACTACCGGTTCTTCTTTTTCATCACCTTTTCTGTTCATAAGTAAACCATTAAAGGCTATGATTAATGCTACCGCCAATGGGTCGAATACAATTACGATTATGAATATAAAAAATTTAACTACAGTATTAAGTTGGACACCAAAAGCTTCGGCAACAAAACGAAATCCACCAACTTCTCTTTCTAAATTTATATTATTGTTTTTAATTGCGTTGATTGAATCTAACGCAATGTTATTTTGTTTTGTTAATTCATCTATACGTTTAGATATTGAACTAATTTCTTTATCCGCAGTTCTAATCATTTGTGATACTCTCGCAGTTGATTTATCTTTATCAATTTGTTTAGATAAATTTGACTCTTGTGAGTTACGAATATTTTGTTGATTATTTAACTGTGTTGTATAACGTTGAATTTCACTTTCGTTTTTTGTTATTTGATTTTGATAAACGGCAATATCTCTTTCTACTTTTTGTAATCCTAAATTTTGTTGTTGGAACGCATTTGAAAGATAACCAAAGATACCCGCTGATGTGATTAACATTAATGTTCCAACTGAAATAGTTAAATACCATTTATTAAAACCTTGAATTGAATCCCATTCTTGTTTCAAATAAGTTGCCGCAACTAATTTTGCCAATTCTAATGAACCGGCCATCACCATAACTGAAATAGCTGCACCTGCAAATAAAACGCCCAATCCTGTAACAGAAAAATACGCAGCACATCCGGCAACCAATACTGCCGATACACCAACTAAGTATTTTAACCAATTTTTATTCATGTATTATAAATAGTTTAAGAGACCAAAACTTTCGTTTCTGAGTTTCTTAATCGCCTTATCACGTAATTGTCTTATACGTTCTTTGGTACACCCAAATTGTTCACCTAAGTCTTCTAAGTTTGATTCAATACCTGTTAAACCATAATATCTTTCGATGATTACTTTCTCCCTCTCATCCAACACACTCAACATTTGGTTTACTTTCTTTTTAATTTCTTCTGGTGAATTAAGAATGGCGTCAGGTCTTTCTGCCTCCATGTTTGGTATAATATCAATCAGTTGGTCTCCTTCTTCATTAATCTCTCTATAAAGACCGATACAATATGGTAAATTACTATGTACAGGTTCTTCATTATTATTTATAAAGAAATTGTCCTCTTCTTCAATTTCGTCTTTTTTATATTTTTGTGCTTCTTGTACTAAATTAGATGGTAGTCTAATTGTTCTTGCATTGTCATTAAGAGATGCCATAATTGATTGTCTAACCCACCATACGGCATATGATATAAATTTTAATCCACTCGTTGGGTCAAATCTTTCAGCCGCTTTAATTAATCCGATATTACCCTCAGATATCAAATCCATTATACTGAGTCCTTGGTTCTGATACATTTTTGCAACAGATATCACAAATCTTAAATTACCTTTAACCAATTCATCATATAACTTTTTCTTTTCTTGTTTTGTGATTGATTTGTCGTTAAGTAATTCAAAAATTTCATCCTGTCTATCGTGTGAAATGACCGGAATTTTTTTGATGTCTTTAATGTAATGTTGGATTTCCTCGGGATTGGTTACTGTAGATTTTTTCATTGGTGTAGTAAATTTAGTTGTATGTATAAAAATACGAAAATTTTTTTACTTTTCAAAATTGTCAAGGAAGTTTTTTTCTTCGGGGGTTAAAGCTTCTAAACCCAATTGGTTCAATTTATCTAATACATCATCTAAATTGAAAAATTCTTGTGGTTTCTTTTTATATTCTATTTTCAACATAGAGTGTTCAGGTGCATCAGATTTGAATATAAAATCATTTACGGGGTCGGGTACATTAACACTGATAATTGAATGTCTATTGATTAAAAAATAATATTTTACACTTTCGTTGATACAAAGGTTGTATATTTCTTCAGACAATTTTCCATGGTCTAAATCGGTATCAAAAACAATTATTATATTCTTATTACCTTCGACCACATATTTTAAGGATTTTAGTGATTCGGATTGTCCGATGACTTCCAAACAAAAAAATTCAATGTCTTGCTGGTCATCAAATACTCCATATATGAATAAAATGTAAGTATTCATTTATGACTTTATAGTTTTACTTTTTCTTAAAATTTACTCTCCAATAAACGCCACCACCTAAAAATGGTACTAATACACCGTTTACTCTATCGGGGCCTGTTTGATTTGAAACACCAACACCTAATTTGTATAGATGTCTATCATCTTTATCTTTTAATATTAATCCAACACCAATTAATTGCATAAGATTTGGTTTATCAAATCTAGTGTCAACACCAAAATATAATTCATTTTTTCTTGGTAGTGGTGTGTATATTGTGTCTTTTATAACTTTTTGTTTTACCTTACTTGTAAACGAACGACCAATAATTCTATTATTAGAAATTGTATCAAATAACGTTACCGAACCTATACTACCAGGTAATTCTATCACGTCTTTTTTAAATTGTTTATTCTCTGAAAATAATTTAACAATTGCCTGAGTATCGACCGATTGTTGTACTGGAACTTCGACTAATTTTTCCACAGGTACTTCAACAGGAACTTCTACCGGTACTTCGACTTCTACCTCATATGGAATCGTATCATAAACTGGAAACGGTATAGAATCTATTTGTGTTACTGTGATAGTCCTATTTGGCATAAACCCTTTTGGATTGATAAATTCCAAAAGGGCTATTATTACCAATATAACAATTATAATGTTTTTTAATTCGAAATATTTTTTCATTTTACTTTAACAAAAGTGCTGATGTTGCAACAACACCAACAAACGTTCCTACTTTATAGAGAAATGTCTTTCTTCTTTGACCTTTCAGTTCTTTTAATAAACTTTCAGATTTTTGTCTCTCTAAATCAAATTGTTGGTCTTTCTTAGTGATAATTAATTCGAGATTCGAAATCTTTTGGTCTTTCAAAGTATCTTTTTGTTTCATTAAAGAAATCTGACCATCTTTTAAAGATATTACTTTATTCAATTCTTTAACTTCCACAATTGCGTCATCACCTTTAATAAGGTCTTTTATCACTAATTTAGCGATTGGAACTTTTAGCGGTACTATCGTGTCCTGAACCACCGATTTCTCGTCCTTCGTAACGGTCTGAGAAAAACTTAGCAAGGTCACTAAAAGTAAACTCGTTAACAGCATTAACTTTTTCATCTGTTTGATTTTTAATAATAGTTATGTTTTTTGTTACTTTATCAATGTCACCATCGATATTGTCAATTTCCTTATCGATTGTCAAAATTTGAGTGGTGATTTCTTTATTCACCATTTCAACAGAATCGATTTCATTTTGGATTGAATCTATCTTTGCGTTATATCCCGCAACATCGGTCTTAATACCTTTCATTTGAAAGATACTATATCCCGCAAGAAGAACAACAATCACTAATAAAATGTCGGTCTTATTAATCTTCATATATACGTTTTATAATAAATATGAAGAAACGACATTTAATCTTTAATGACTACCTTATTTCTTCTTTTTAACTATTTCGTCAATTATACCGTAAGAAAGAGCTTCTTCGGCGTCTAACCATAAATCCCTTGAGGCGTCGTTTTTGACTTGTTCTGCGGTCTTGCCACAGTAATCACCTAAGAGTTTGAATAAAATATCGTTGATTTTTTCCCATTCAAGGAATGTAATTCTTGCATCTTGAATGTTACCCACCGCACCACCTGATGATTGGTGTAACATGGTTCTTGAGAATCTCAAAGACCCCCTTTTTCCCTTAGTTCCTGCTCCAAGTAACACTGAACCCATAGAAGCCGCCATACCCGTATTAATAGTCCTAATGTCTGAACTAATATATTCCATTACATCCACCATAGAAAGTCCTGATTTAACAGAACCACCCGGACTGTCGATATGCATGGTAATATCGTTGTGGTCTAAACTATCTAAGAACATTAACTGAGCCTGAACTATGGTTGACATGTGGTCATCGACCCCGCCAGCAACCCAAATAATACGTTCCATCATCAAACGTGAGAAAACATCCATTACGGTAACATTCAGTGACCTCTCTTCTAAGATGTAGGGTGTTAAACTATTTTCAATTCTTTTGTTGTAGTGATGTAGGTTTAATGAACTCACACCGTGGTCTTTAGCAAATAGACCAAAATCCAAATAATCTTTAGGTTTCATTGGGATAAATTTAGTTATATCACAAATATAAGAAATTAATTCTAAACTAAGAAATTTTTGTTGTTATGAAATCTATCGTAGATATGTTATCCACTTTTTTAATCATTATAATATTATCTGACCAATTACGTATCAATGGATTATGAGAAATAACTATAATATGTTCAAAATAATCTTTGATTTTCTTAAAAAATTCCCCTACCATATCAAGATTTTCATCTGCAATTTTACCAAAAACTTCATCCATAACCACTATATTTGGTTTAGGTAATGACGATATTTTGGTTAGTACACTACGAAGTGCCAATGAGGAGATTGTTCTTTCATATCCAGACCCCGAATTGAGTGGTTTCACCACACGGGTCTCAGTATCAATCATAATGAACTCAACTTCATTTTTATCATTTACATTTAATTCTAAAATAAAATGACAACTATCAACCAATAAACGGTATAATTCTTGATTTAATAACGGTATCATATTTTTCATAATAATCTTTGATATACCGTTTTTACCGTAGATTGTTAAGTATATTTTGAATACGGATAATAATTCTTCTTCCTTTTTGATTTTATCGATTAACTCATTATTAATATTAATTTTTTCTTCCATATTTGAGATGTTATTTGTATGTTTCTCAATTAAGGAATTTGTTTGTTTAATATCACCGTTTGCAGTTTCAATTTGAGTTTTTAATTTAATAATTAATGCATCAATTCTTTGATTTTCCTCTAACTTCTTTTTATTTTCTTCAAACTTATCTAATCTACTTTGTTTAGTATCAATTTCTAATTGTTTCTGTTCGACTTCTAATTCGTATCTCGCTTTTCTAAGTTTATTTCTTTCGTAATTATCAAACTCAGTTTTTAACTTCTCATATTCTTCAGATTGTTCTTTTAATGAATCAAATTCAGTTTGATTTAATTCCATATCACGGACAATATTTTGAATTTCATTTTGTAATTTTTCAATTTCATCTGTGTGGTCAACATCATCTAACGACCTTTTACATGTGGGACAAATGGTCCCTTCTTCCATTTGTTTGATTAATTTTTCTTTTTCACCTTTTTCATACTTACATGCAATATCAACGCCTTGTAAGTTCGCCATCTGACCTTTTAATTCTTTATGTTGTTCTTCGTCATAAAATTTAGTTGGTTCTATAACATCAATATTATCAGCGTTTAATTGGCTACCATTTCTTTGAGTGATTAAATCTTTGATTTCTCTTTCCAATAAAGTAGGATTTGTATTTACCAATTCTTTATCAACATCATTGAAACGAGACAATAATGAATCTTCTTTTTCTTTTTCTAATTTAGATAAAGACTTTTCATATTTTTTTAATTCTTTATTTAATCTTACAATTTCACTATTCGAATTTGTAATACTATCACTAAAAGTATTATTATCAATTTCTAATTGTTTTATATTGTAATTGTTGGAAATAAGTTTTTTACTCCAATCATTGTACAATTCTTTTGCAATTTCTTCTTTGATTTTTAAACTTTCTAATCCTAAAAATTTAGTAAGTATTTGTCCTCTGGCGGTTGGTTTAGATTCTATTAACTCTTCCATATTATAACCAGTGGTTAAAATGGTTGATAAGAAATCTTCTTCTGTTCCTATTGCTGAAGCAATAAATGTTTCAGTTTCTCTTCTCTGTTCACCAGATAAATTTTCAATTGTACCGTCTTCTTTTCTCTTATAAAATTCTAATTTATTAGTGACAGTATAATCGTTAGATTTTGTTTTTTTCCTAACTACTTTTCTCTCAATAACATAATCGTCCCCGTCAATTGTGATTTCACCTCTAACATTTACTTCATCACTATTTGAAAATTTATTAAAAATTTCTGAATTTGTTTTTGTTTTAGTTGTTGTGTTAAAAAATAAAAACATTAACAAATCAACGGTTGATGTAGATTTACCTCCAAAGTTTTTTGGTGTGGATTCAACTACAGTAATGCCAGATAAATCTGTAAAATCAATAGTATTATTATCACCAAATGAAAGAAAGTTAGAAAATTCAACTTTTTTAATATACCATTTATTATATCTAACTTTGTTTTGATTCTGTTCATCTATTTGTGTGTTGACTTTATTGTCTAACCTATCAATTAATTCCCATTTTATATCAATATCATTATCCTTAATGAAGTCTTTCATTAATTTCTTTTGGTACTGATGGTCTAAGATATTATCTGAAGCCTCTAATGATTCTAAACGTGTGTTGTTGACATTAGTTAAACTCTTGGTAATAACTTGTACGTTTTTACTTTTATACTTATCTTGGAAATAAGATTTAACTCTTTTTATTTTTTCAGAAGTAAAATTTTCGGGAACATCTTCCCAAGTTACTTTTATAAATGGATTTGACATAGTTTTTTATTTGTCAATGAAACCTTTTGTGATTAAAACATTATTTATTAAATCGGATCTTAAATTGTACGCACCATTTGTTGAAACAAATGAAACATCAGACCAATCTGTCTCCTTTAATAAATTACTAATTTTTTCTTTTTCGTTTAATATTACAATACCGTATCCTGTCTTTTTAGGTAGGGATTCAAAGTTATCATAAATTTTCATATTATCCTTACCAAAACAGGTTAAAGGTAAGTATATATCACACTTATCAATCATATTTTTGTTTCTAGTTGTTGCAACAGAACCACCATCAGACAATGAATATATCTTAATGAATTGATTACATGTGTTAGTATCTTTTTCTATTTTATAATTCTTTGACCATATTTGAAATATTACATTTACTTTAACTTCTTTTCCGTCAGGAAAATAAAAATTTGGATTAATTTTTGAACTGTATATTAAATTTAACCCGTTTACTCTAGATTTTGTGGACCCTTTTCCATCACTATCGAATAGTTGTGGTAAGATAAATCCAACAAAATCAGCATAATTAGAATGATTAAGAAACCTTAATGCTAAGTTTGACCTTAAACCAAAAGGTGGGTTCCCAATAACAAGATATTTTTTATTTAAATCGTTGGGGTTCCATTTCAAATAATCACTAATAATAACTCCCTCAATTTTACTTTCAATATCAATACCTATCCTTCTATCTTCAGGAAGAAAATTATAAAAACTCCCATCTCCTACTGAAGGTTCAACATAAATGTAATCGTCTAAATTTTCAACGTGTGATTTAACCACATCATTAAAAATTTTCAAACAATATTCTGCAGTTTCTTTTGATGTATAAAATTGGTCTTTGTCTTTAGCCGACAACTCTGAATAGTTTATGTCAATACCTAATAAATTCGATAAATCAATTTTATAATAATCAGGAACATTTTCTAATTCCATCCATCTTTTGGTTGTACCATCACTGATGTTTATTTCTTTAGAAATATGTTTAATACCTTTTCTACCTAATGATATTTTTTCTTTTATTGTTTGGTTATCATTAAATTCAACCCCTGAAAATTTTTCAATACATTTATATAATATCTCTAATGTTGACATTAAATCAAAAATTTCTTTATATGATTATGTACAGTTGATAATGGTGTTTCATTATGAATTTTTAATGTCAAACCCGCATCGATTCCTTTTTCTATTTGTGTTGGTCCGAAATCCATTTTAAAACCGCTTTTACTATCTTTTCTAATATGTGGAGTCACACCAAATACTGGATGTTTACTTTGAATATCAAAGTCTGTTGACATAATAGTTAAATATATTAAATGTGGTGTGTAATCTAAAAATACCACTAAGTCACAATCATCTTTTTGTTTTATATTTTCGTGTTGGAATCTACCGTTTATATCTAATCGTGCGGTTTTATTTTCATATCTATACTTATATCTTTCCACTCTTTCAGTTAGAATTAAGTATTTTGGGTTTGTCACGACAACATTGATTCTGTTTTCAGTTGATAATGAAATCGAACCTTCGTATATACCATCAGGTTGATTTGTATTATTCTCATCATAATCTATATTGATTTCAGAACAGTTTTTACACCACTGAAAAAAAGTTTTTTCACCCACTTTACCACTCTGGTCGATAGTGAGATTATTCATCCCTTCATGTGGAGAACCTAACCAAACATTATGTCTTAAATCATAATCGATGGCTTCTTGTAGATTATTTAGTGATATATCAAATGCGGTAACGTGATATAAATCATTAATTATATTTCTATTCATTTTTACTTACTTGGTCTGTATTCTTCGAAGAACTCGATTATGGCATTTATTGCCCAAACAGAACCAGCGGTAAACATACCGTCAAAAAATAAATCAATAATCCATATCGTATGAAAATATTGTGCAGATAAACTACCTAAAAAAAGTGACATGAAAAATCCAACCCAAGTTGAGGTACATAAAGTACAACTAATCAAATCACCAAAAAATTTAGAGTTTCTTTTTATCCATTCTCTTGTGGACTCAAAGATTGACCCCCATACTAATATGGAGGTCATTCCGTAAGCTGCCATCATATAAAATAATAACATCATATTACAAAATTGTTTCTAAAACGTAAGTACCGTTTATCAGATTGTATACTTCAACATCTTCTCTTTTGAATGATCTCCATTCTTCAGTTTCTCCTGTTGTAATCCATTTTGTTTTAAAATGTGCCTCATAACATTTTGCAGGATTTGCAAATGTTTCAGGTCTAATTAAAATAATTTGTGAAAAATCTTGATTTGTTCTAACAAATAAATTTTTATTCCAACCAGCAGTTTTGCTTGGGTCCCAATATTTGGATTTTCTCCACCATGGGATGTTTACTGTTTTGAATCCTAAATCTGTTTTTTGATTTAAGTTTTTGTTTGCATCTGAAAAGAAATCACCTGTCCAATTTTTGGAGTGTTCAATTTCACATCCCCAAGTTTGGTCTTCTTCAAATAATAAATCAATCCCGTACTTGTTGGGATTTTCAATCATCTGAATGTTCAGTGTCTCTTTTAAAAAGTTTATGATTGCTTTTCTCGAAGTGGAGTCATCGTATCCACCCGTGTTGTAGACCTTTGGTCTATACGTTGTAACTGACATAAGTTTCTTTTTTATATGTCGTTTATACACTTTCGTGTAATAGTAGTATAGATATATTTTTTAGTAAACGGAAAGAAAAGTTGCCGGAAATTATTCGTCGTAAAGTGAACCTAAATTGCTACTCTTAATAAATCTTCCACCACGACTCATGTTATTGATGGAATTTGTTATTTTATCTAAATCACTTTTTAATTTTTCGTTTTCTTTAGTGAGTCTATTGATTTCATCCATATTAACCACTTCTTTTACAACCTCAACAATTTTTTCGACAGGTATTTCTTTAATAACTTCTTTTACAACTGTTTTGGTTTTTCCTTGTTTCTCAACTGTAACCTCTTTAACAACTTCTATTGGAATTTGTACTTCGACTATTTTTTCAATTGGGACTTCTTTAATTACTTCCTTAATAACCTCTACAGGTATTTCAACTATTCTTTCCACCTCTTTGATCACTTCAACTTCTTTTTCTATCTCAACAATCTCTTTAATTCTATTTCCTTGTGGAATTTCACCATATTTTAATAAGGCAAATCCTCGAGAAAATGTCTCTTTAGCTTGTTTTTGTATATCGGGGATGTTGTTTAATTCACAATATTGTGTGAATTCTTTATCCAAGGTTAAGGTGTACTTCTTTTCCATCTTCAATATCTTTAATGTCTTTTATTGAGAAATGAAGAAATGGATTTTCATTTTCCAAATCGTAAAATTTATATTCATCAGACTCAACATCATAAATACCATATCCGTGATGTTTTACAGTTTCACCAAAATTTTGTTGTATTAGACTTCCAACCATAATCGCTTTACCTCCGTTAGGTAATTGAAACTGTTGTCTTTTATGTATATCACCACATAATAATAAATCCAAATCAACAAAATTAAGTCTATCATAAGCATCTTCAAATTCATAACCTAAATCAGTTGATAATCCCATAATTGGTCCATGAAATAATCCCACGTATAATTTACCATTATCTTCTTTTATAAAATCTGGTTTTTTATTGTGTTCATATAATGAATAAACAACCCAATTAATGTTACTATCTTCATATACTCCAGTATGTTGGTAATATTCAATATCTAAACTATCTAATAATTCAACGACAGGTGTTATACTATCTAATCTCTGTGTATTGTTTTCCAAAAAATCATGATTACCTGGTATGATAACTACAACTCCAATTTTTGTTAACTCTTTTAAAAACCAAGACGTTAACATTAACTGTTCATTTGATATGTTAATTTTTTGATGTGCGATATCTCCTGCAATTACAATTCTAATTTCATTGTGATTATAATGACCACTTAATTTATCTTTTAAATCGTTTAAAAAAAATTCAAATTGTTTTTTATATAAATCATGCATTTGAATTGTACGGATATGAATATCTGCAATGTGTACTATTTTTTTGACCATCTTGAAATATATTTTGATAAATCCATTGTAAGGATTGCATTATTAATTTGTGGTGGTACTTTATATTCCACAAATGTTCCATCGTCTTTTAATAAAACAATTACATTACCCAACAACTTTGTGTCTTGATATTTTGTACCTTCTAACATCTTACGTAACAATCTTCCATATAATGGTAATTGTAAATAATAATGTCCTAATGCATTATCATGATAATTGTTAAATGGTGGATATAATCTACCTGTATAGTGATGAACTTCAAAATTTTTAGGTTGGTTTGTTTTCCAATCTGTAATAACAAAACCAAAACCATCTTTTTCTTTATTGTGCATCAACCAAACTTTATCTGGTTGACCTGTGTATTGTTCAATTGGGTCACCTAATACTATTTCCGTATCTAACAACACTCCTCCTCTTTCTAACATTAAATCAAGAAATTGTTTTCCTGCATTTATCATATTATCACTCTTAATTTGTTGTTCTTCATTAATTGTGAAAATAGGTTGTCTAACTTCTTTATAGTTATCAAAACGACCAATCAATTCTGATTCAAGTTCAAAGTGAACACGACTACCCATATTAGTTGATAACTCACCGGCTTGTTTCCATTGTTCTTGTAGTTGTCGAGCACCCTCAGGGTCACCATTTGACATTTTTAGTGCCATCCCTTCGGCATCAAATGGCTTATGAAATTTCTTAACTATTTTTGAAACTGACGGAAAATTCTTTTTTACTTCTCCGTCCACATCTTTCATATAATAGATGTGTTCTTCTTCAATAAATTTTAATTCTAATTCTTGTCTTCTTTTTTCTAATAAATCATTTATCTCTAATGAGATTTCTTTTAAATTCATTTAATCTAATTGTTTTATATCTTTTTCATTTATTTTTCCTTGTAAATCGGCAATATCTTTATTACCTTCTAATTTTACTATCCAAACCTTTCCCATCAATTTACCACAGTTTATTTTATGGTATAGTCTTTCGGCATCATTCCATGCATCAGGGTCTAACACAATAATTATTTTTTTTGCTTTTTCATATAGTGTCATGAACAAGTGGTCACTCATAAACTTACCTAACATTGGAATGGCATTAGGTATGAATATACTATCAAACGCACCTTCCACTATATAAATTGTTTTATCCCAATCAATCAGATGTTCGTTGAATATTATTATCTCTTTTTGAGCTTCGGGATTTTTATATTTCATTTTTGTTTTTGTCAAAAATGAACGAGCAATAAAATAATTTAAATGTTTATTCTCATCATATGATGGAATTATAATTCTATTTTCATAAACACCTGAAGCACAATAACCTATGTTATAAATTTGTAACATCAAATCGGTTATATTTCTACTTTTGATGTAGTTATATGCTTGTTTATATGTCGGTGTCAATTTTGTTCCAAAACTAGCATCTTTAAATGATACAAATTCTTTTGGTAGTTTGACTGTTTTATATACTCTGTTTCTACTATCTTCGTTTTCTTCTGGTTTTAAAAGTAGGTACTTTTTTAATTGTTTTGGGTTACCATATTTTTTTATTAACTTATGTATAGAACCATGAGTATCATGTGTTTCTGCACAAACCCAACACTTATAAACACCGTATTTGTAATTAATTTCTAAGTTTCCTTTACCGTCACCACTATCTAATCCTTTTATATCATAAGAACACACAGGACAATCAAAAGATACTTGGCAACGATAATCATTATGATTTTTGTATTCACCGAAAATATCTTCTAATATCTCAAAAACTGCGGTATAATCTATTTCTTTGGTGTCCATCATAAAATAAAATAAGTAAAAAATGTGATAAAAAAAAATGGGAGCCAGACACCACCCTGACTCCCTACCAACTAAACTTGTATTTCTACAAGTCCCGTCCTTTTAATAAATATATATAAGATTTCTTTTTATGTAAAATAAAAATTGCCTAATTTTTATATTACTGCCCTTCCTTTCATCTTTTCCCAATCTCTATCATTTCTAACAATGTCGTTTGTTTGTTTTGTTGCATTTAGTACGTTGTTTAATGTTCCCAATTCATTGGTTAAAGAAATTAAAGCCGATAAATCTTTTGGAAAACAATGACCACCAAAACCAAAATCACCATCATGACCTGGTACGGACCAATGTGAATTTCCTAGTCTTTCATCATGTGTTGCATATTCAACAACTTTATCATAATCGATATTCAATTTATTACACAGTTGATATATCTCATTTGCAAAAGAAACTTTAACTGATAAAAATGTATTTGTTAAATACTTTACCATTTCTGCGTGTGTTGAATCGGTTTTAATAATTTCAGCTTTAGGAAAAACTTTACTGAACACTTGTTTTAATATAGTTGTTGCTGGTCTTGGTCCTCCTAATATAATTCTACCTTGATTTTCATAATCCTCGACCGCATTTCGTTCAGTTAAAAACTCAGGATTAAACGCAACTGTAACATTATTATACTTAGAATTAAGTGTATTTGTTGTATTAGGTGGAACAGTAGATTTGATTACTACAATTTTATTTTTAGTTTTTTCATCAATCTTTTTTATTACACCTTCAACAATGTCTATATTACAGCTACCATCACCATTCATTGGTGTTGGTAAACAAACAAAAATGATTTCAGATTTTTCAAATAATTCGTCTTCTGTTGAATTACATTTAGAATTGTCTAAATCAAATGTTAAAACATTAAAATAGTTTTTAAACTTTTGGTAGACTGCGTTTCCAACGAAACCTTGCCCTATGATACCTATAATCATTATTTAGAAGTTGATTTTGTCATATTAACATAACCAATTACACAAGTTGCAGCATCGGCCATATCGTAATTTTCTTTTTTCAAGTTACCCGTTTTTCCATATAACCAATTTACATCGGGACATACTGCGTTTACGTGTTCCCAAATTACATGTTTTTTATCAATATCTTTTGGGTAACCACCAAATAAAACATTACGTCCTTTATCGTTAGCACCAACCAAATCAGGAAAAGCATATTTTCTTGAATTGTATGTTGAAATAAAAGTTGGTAATACTTCTAATACGTCATAACATGCTTTCAAAATTAAGGTATTATAACGTAATAATGTTCCTATTGTATAAATGTTATTTGATTGTAATAATGGTTCTTCAATAACAATTTGAACGATACCCATGTTTTTATACCCTTCCAAATGTTTTTTAAACGCTTCTGCCTTTTTAATTAGTTCCTCAATTTTTTCTTCTGGTTGAGGTTTAATCTTTGGTGAAAAGTGAGTTAATTCCAATAACTTTGAACCTGTCATATCAAACAGGGCAAATCCGATTGTCTTGGTTGAAATGTCTAAACCCAAAATTTTCGGCTTATTCTTAAATTTTATATCAATACTCATAGAGTAAAAACTAATATAAAATAATTGAAATGTAAAGTGTTAGAAATCTAATTTAATAGAAAAAACTTGTGTACCTGTTCTTCTAATTGGTGTTGGTGTTTTAGCAATAACTAATGGATTTTTTCCACTGTCAAGTAATGTCACTTCAGTAATCATTGAATCACCTGTTGAATACGTTGGGTTTTGTGATTTTGTAAATTTACCTGAAGGTAAATTAATTAAAAAATTCATTTGTTCCACGTCAGTTGCTCTAATTAATTTAACACTACCAGGGAATGGTTGTTCATCTCCAAATTGTGGTTCTGTTGTTGACCCACTATATCCAAGATAATCAGTTCCCATATAAGTTTCTAAATCAAAATAGGACGCACCAGTAAACATAGTTTTATTAATCGTAATTGTATTTCCGGTAAGACCTGATGGTTCTAAATAACCACTACCATTTGTTGTTAATCCAGTTATTGGAATTATTTTCCAACTATCAGGATTTGGTAATTGATTTGTACCTGTACTCTGTAGTAAAACAAACATCTGTTTTGCTGTATAACCTAAATTTACACTAGATAAAGATGTTTTCATGTATCCAAATTCATTACCGAATTTCAAACTAATATTTGAAGGATATGAAACCGAACAAGAATCTGTATTAGTATTTACTTCAACCTTTGTAAAATAATTACATGGTAAATAATTTAATGGTGATGTTCCACCAGTTACATTTGCAAACATATAAGTCACCCAATATGTTTGTGCTGTTGTACCCGATATTAAAGAATTATCTGCAGATACATCACTCGGAACAACATTTACTTTAGGTGCTGGTAATGTAAATCTTCTATTACTTCTATAATCTAAAATTGCCACAAGTTCTTGGTCATCAAAAACCACAACTTTATTATTAACAAAAACTTTACCAACTTTGTTCCCATCTTCATCTAACAAATATCTAAATTTCAATTCGAATCTTGATTCTGTCAAACCTGTTGTTGGTTTTATATAATAATCAACAGTATCCATTGTAAAATATGCACCTAACGTACTACCTGTTGAACTGTTTCTATGGTAACAAATAAAAGGTAGATAAACTTCAAAATAATCAGCATCACTTATATCATCTCCCTCATAATCAACGGCAACAGTATCTGTCGTTCCTGTTAAATGACTTATATAATCATCATACTTGAAAAATCTTTCGGGGTCGGCAATTGTATCACCTAATTCGGAATAATGTATTATTGCTACACATCTTTGTTCACTTGGTTTTACTTCTACTAATTCATTATCAGAATTCATAAAACCAGAACTATAACTACTTGAACTAAATCCTGAAATAGTTCCTCCTGTTAGATTGGTAAAAATTTGACTTTCTTTTGTATAACCTAAGTATTCTTTAGTTGAAACATATCTGTTACTTGTATACCCAGATAAACTTTCATCTATACTACCTGTATCTGCACCAATTGGTTTAGATGTCCATACAGTATTTAAAGTCCATGGATTTAATTGACTTTCATTGTCAATTGGAAATGGTAACGCATCGACTGGTAATGAACTTTCAGGATATTCTAATTCACAATTATTACAAATTACAGTACCCGTTATTGATGTTGATGATAAATTAGGTAATGTTCTATCTAAGTAAATTGTGTTACCAGTTATACCTGTAACCTTATAAATTAAACTATTATAATTTTGTGTTATTTGATTATTAGTAATACTACCTAACACAACAGTAACATAATCACAATTTTCAAACAAACTACCTGTTGATGAAACTGTGATTGTTGTTCCTCCACTAAAAGATGCTGGTGCAATAGAACTTGTTACACATGATATTGTTGATCCACTTACACTTCCTGAAATAAAACCAGCAGGTCCCATAACATTTCTAATTGTATATGAATCCGAGAATTGTACAGGTTCACCGTAAGTCGTTGTTAAATCTGCGTCATATCCTATTGGGTATTTTACACTTGTGTTATAATCTAACGGTGAAAAAACTTTTTGATGTGTTGTTGAACCTGTTAATGAATTAAAATTATAATCATATTCAGAATCTCCAATTTGAAAATAATCAATATTGAAACTACCTTTTGCAATAGCATTTCTTCCCTTTTGGGTTATTCTTGCCGAAAGAAACTCTGAATGATTATCACTTAAAAAACTCATCTATTATAAATATCTTTTTTTTATTTTACTACTAACATTCACCATATGTGCCAATTGGTGATGCTGTTACATTAGTATCGCCAGGACTTCCATTTAATTGGAATTTACGCCAATAGAAAGTTCCACTAATTCTTTGTCTGACATAAATTATTGAATTTAATACTAATTCGGAACGGAAACCTGATGATAATAATACCATTCCCGTTGCATCTCTAATATCAGAACCCCACACAGTGAAGTTCCATGCAACAGTACTACTGGTACCATCACCAATTACATATTCAGGTGATGTACAAACGGAAACACCGGCGTCATCTACTAAACTTATTGCTAAAGGACCACCAATAACCGTCGATGTTGTAAAATCATAACCCAAGAATGTACTAACAGGTGTTGGGGTTGGACATGCTGGTGTTGAAGCTACTGCACCTGTCGAACCGTTCGTTACGTTATATACTGTATTATAATCCGGATAGTAGTAATAACCAGCAGGTACTGGATTTGATAATACGCCCCCAGTATTAGTACGATATAAAGATTCACCTATTTGTATACTAGCACCAGTGAAGAATAATGTGATTCCACCAACACCTCCCTCACAAACTTCACTAAGTGTACTACCACTGGAAACGTTACTTAATGTTGTTACTGCGATAGTTGGTGTAGGTGTAGGTGCAAGTGTTGCAATTCCACCACACGTTAATGTAAATTCATAACTATCATTTTGTGGATTCAACGGATTTTCTGGTGCAATTTCAACTTTTAATTCATAAGTTTTTGAACTATTATATGTAAATGAAATTGTACCAGTTGCGGAACCTGGATTGTCATATGGAGCATTTGGATATGTATTGTCTGTACCCACCCAACCTGTATTAGTACCTGAAACAGTTGTTAAACCATCTTCAAATACATAAAATCTATTTAATCTTGAGTATGCTTGATAAGCAATAAATATTGTCCCACCATTAGTTGCCGACGATAAGTTTAAACAATGTGTTTGTAATAAGAATCCACTATCTGTGGTACCACTCGTTACAGTCGATGTACTACAATTAACACAAGTTGGTGTTGGGGTTGGAGTTGATGTTGGACCTGTCAAAGTTGGTGTTGGGGTTGGAGTTGATGTTGGAGGTGCTGTTGGAGTTGCTGTTGGTGGTGATGTTGGTGGTGATGTTGGTGACAATGTTGGTGTTGCTGTTGGTAATGATGTTGGAGTTGATGTAGGTAATGGTGTTGGTGTATATGTTGGTATATTTGTAATTTCAATATTTTTACATATTGGTTTTTGACATTCCATTTCCGCCGTACCATCAGCGATATTATCCACTTGTATTTGAATCCACTTTATTTGACTACCTATTGGGTCATACGTTAAACCTGTCAAATTTATAACACTGTTTGTTGTTAAACCCGTTACATTTTGGTAATTAGTTAATGCTGTACATCCCGTCAAATAATTACAATTTAGTAATTTTTCTGCGGTGGTACCTGTTATAGATGGATTTACACCCGTACATCCATAAAAATCAAAACTAAGTAATGATGTTCCTATGGTACCTACATTAACTGATGCATTAAATGTTGACATATTACAATAAATACTATTAATTAAAAATTAAATAAAAAACCCCTTATAATAAAGGGGTTATTTTAATATTTTGTTAGAAAAATTATCCTTCAAAAATGTTAATTACAACCGAATCACCATCATTAATATGTCCACTTACCGTACCGTTTAGTGGATCACCAAGACTAAAGTTAAAAACGTCTACAGATGTTGAATTTACCATCAATTCTACACTACCAACGTCTCTTGCATTTCCACTATTACCTGTTGTTTTTTGAACTGTAAACGTTACTGTGGTGCCAGACACACTGTCAACGTAAAATCTATTATTACCATATACGGTCACACCATTAATACTTGTAATTGTATTTGTAGTACCTCCAGAAGTATCATTTGATATTGTAATAACATCGCCGGATGCAATATTAATATAAGTAACTTGACTCATTAAACGTACAAGTCCGCCAGATACTGTTCCTGTTCCAACTTCCCAAAAAATTTGATTAGTACAAACTCCGCCACTTTCAGAACCTGTACTTGTGATTGTACCTCCGGTAATTGAATCTGATATACCTGTTGCAGTGTATCCTGTAGTTAATTGTGCTCTAGTTATGCCAGACGCGATAAAAACTCCGTTTAATGTACCACCACTTGTGGTACCTGATATCGTGTAATTACCCGATTGTGTAATACCTGAATATTGGGAGGTTAATGTAAATGTTATTGTCATATGTTTTGTTTATTCTCTTTTATAAATATCAGTTTATTTTTAATAATTTATTATTGTTGAACGCACTTAGTACCATCTGTACATCCACCTTCAACACCATATACTGTTGGTAAATCATTTGTATTTTCAGGTGCATTTATGTCTGTAATTGTATAACAAGCTCTTACACCTGTATTCATAAATCTGACAACATCATATAATGTTAACGACAAAATACTTCTATAGTTAATACCTACACTACCGTCACAAGGTGTTAACGTATAGTAATTGTATGCCGGTGGTGGTGGAGTTGATGTTGGTTCGGCTGTTGGAGTAGCTGTAGGTTCTGGTGTAGGTGTTGCTGTTGGTGGTAATGGTGTAGGTGTTGCTGTTGGTGGTAATGGTGTTGGAGTTGCAGTTGGTAACGGAGTTGGAGTCGCTGTTGGTACCGCTGTTGGGGTAGCTGTTGGTAATGGTGTTGGTGTTGCTGTCGGACAAGAAAAACATACGTCAAGAGCGGTCGCTGTATTCGTACTACCATTCTTTTGGTATTGTCTTATACTTCCGCCAGAACTTAACCAAAATAAACCATTGGAATCTATTTCAGATAAGATAATTGAGGCACTAACAGTAGTTGAATTACATAGTCCGCTTCCACTACCATAGAATGAGTATGAACCAAATGTTAATCCATCACAATTACATGTACTTCCTTCACTAAAATTACCAATACATGCCGTAAATGGTGCTATTGTTGGAGTAGGTGTAGGAGTCGCTGTTGGTAATGGTGTTGGTGTTGCTGTTGGTGGTAATGGTGTAGGTGTTGCAGTTGGGGTTGATGTTGGTGTAGGTGTAGGTGTAGCCGTTGGTGGTAATGGAGTTGGAGTTGCTGTTGGTGGTGCCGTTGGAGAAGGTGTAGGTGTTGCCGTTGGTAACGCAGTTGGTGTAGGAGTTGGAGTTGCCGTTGGACATGATACACAATCACCTTGTTGTGTTGCGGTGCTTGTACTACCATTTTTTCTATAATATCTTGAATTGGTTCCATCGCTTACCCAGAAATATCCATCATTAGTTATTTCTGACAATATTATACCTGCAGTAATTGTTGTTGAATCACATAATCCACTACCATTACCTTGGAAACTAAATGAACCATATGCCAATCCATCACACGCACAGGCACTTCCTTCACTAAAATCACTTATACATGCCGTAAATGGTACTGGCGTTGGAGTAGGTGTTGGGGTTGAAGTTGGTGTTGGTGTAGGTGTTGCCGTTGGTGGTAATGGTGTAGGCGTAGCAGTTGGTGGTGCCGTTGGTGATGGAGTAGGAGTTGCGGTTGGTGATGGGGTAGGTGTGGATGTTGGTTCTAATGTTGTAGTTGCAGTTGGTGATGGGGTAGGTGTAGATGTTGGTAACGGAGTTGGGGTTGGTGTACTCGTTACAATTATTAAGTCAACATCGAAATCACATACGGGTGTAGGTGTTGGGGTTGGTGGTGCTGTTGGTGTAGGAGTTGGCGTACTAGTGATTATTGTTAAATCAACATCGAAGTCACACACTAGTGTAGGTGTAGGTGTAGGAGTCGGAGTTGGTGTAGGGGTTGGTGGTGCAGTTGGTGTAGGTGTGCTAGTGATTATTGTTAAATCAACATCAAAGTCACATACTGGTGTAGGTGATGGAGTTGGAGTTGGTGTACTAGTTATAATTGTTAAATCAACATCAAAATCACATACAGGTGTAGGAGTCGGAGTTGGTGTAGGTGTGCTAGTGATTATTGTTAAATCGACATCAAAGTCACATACTGGTGTAGGAGTTGGTGTACTAGTTATAATTGTTAAATCAACATCAAAATCACACAATAGTGTAGGTGTTGGGGTTGGAGTTGATGTCGAAGTTGGTGTAGGGGTTGGTGTATTAGTTGCCGTAGGTGTTGGAGTTGATGTTGGTGGTGCTGTTGGTTCGGCTGTTGGAGTTGATGTTGGTGGTGCTGTTGGTTCGGCTGTTGGAGTTGATGTTGGTGCCGCAGTTGGAGTTGCTGTTGGTGGTACTGTAGGAGTTGGTGTAACTAAAATATATTCAGCCGTACCTCCTGTAAATGTACATCCAGTATATCTTGTATAAGACGAAGTTCCTCCACTAAATTTACAATCAACCCTATCATTGTCACCAATACCGACTAACATGAAATCAAAATTATCCATTATTGTACAATCATTTGGACCGTACTTGTAAGATGTAAATTTTATTCTTTCTTCACCATTTCTATCAATATAAAAATCGTAACTTATTAATGGAAATATTTCGGTTGAACCCGTAATACCCGAATAATTTATATAATCACCATAATCATTATTGTAACCCAACTGATCACGAGTATAACCCGATGTTGAATTTATATAACTTATTACATTAGGTATTTTACTTCTCCACAACGACTTAATTTCATCATAATCAGGGTCTAACGCATTTGAATTTGTTGCACCAGTGTATAGTTGTGCACTAACACCAGATATTGTTGTGTCTCCAGATATTAAAACATAATGATTTGAATTGTTTGTTTGTCCTGAATATATAACACCGTCGATATTAAATGCCGGATAAAATTTTATAAAACCATCATGTAACGCTTCACCATATTCTTCAACTTCAGTTGTAAAATGTAATAAACTATCGTAATATAATATTTCTTCCTCAAAATAATTTGATGTTTCTCCGGTAGGTTGTGGATAGACATAATCATTTATAAAAATAGGTTGACACCCGTATCTATATTGATACTTTGGTCTACCGAAAACTCCGTTACTAATTAAATTACCTCCAGTCCATAATGTTGTTGCAGGTATAAATTGTTCTAATATTTGAACCCAATATGGTGTGATTTTATTTATAAACTCATTAACATCAATAAAATTATAAGGTGTGAAACCTGTTTGTGTTATATAATCTTGATAAATGTCTTCAAGTTTAATATAATTTTTTTTGTATTTTATAATGTGTGAATTTTTTATTTGTTTGTTCATCACACTATTAACAAATTCAGCAAAGGTTACACCTGTTTGTGGTTCTAAAGAATTTGTACCAAAAGTAATTTCAAGTTCTCTTGATTTTCTCCATATATCATAATCAACACCTTGTGCTGGTGATATAAAAATATTAATGTTTTTTCTACCTAAAATAAGTGGTGAGTTGTCATCAGATAAACTTGTAAAGTCATTGTCTATTTCACTCTTTAATTCATAACCCGTATCTAAACCTGGCAGTGTTCTATAATAATCAAAATAATCTTCACCATATGTATATGGTTTATTTTTTGTTACCACATCTTTTATTCTGCCAGTTAATGTTGAATTTTCTTCATCTATAATTGTAGATGATCTATGTTGTAAAGTTAAGTCATACCAACCCGCACCTTTCTGATAAAAGTAATCTCCTGTTGTTCCGGTAATTGCTCTCGGGAAAAATGTTTCTTCTTCAACGGGATACCCAGCACGATTTAAAACTGTTGAACCTGTTGTTGTACCGGTTGCGTATGAATATGCCCCATATGTTACTCCATTTCTTGTTCCACCTGTTGGAAGGAATTCTAATGTTGTGTATGTTTTGGTTCCAGCAATTACTTCATATATGTCACCTTCTAAATCATTTGATTTTGGAAAAGATGTTACACGGTAAATGTATTGGTCCACCTTAATTAAAGGTTCGGGTGCCCCTAAAAATCTAAGGAAAAATTCAATCGATTTTCTAGTTCCCTTTGATTTGTATAGATGTGCTAAATTTACAAGTAATCTTCTATAAAATTCATGTTCAGCTTCGGTGGCCGACATTGATGAACCAACTCCATCATAATTTGTTGTTACCTTAGTGTACAACAAATCATCTAATGAATTACTATTAATTAAATCGTATGTTTCTAAACCAAGTGTATTTGATAAATTTTTAAGTAATAAATCGGGTAAATTATTTATACCATCATAAGTTACATTTCTCATGTAAACTATGTTGTCAATGTATTTCTTTACATTATCAAAACTCTGTCCATATATTTGAAATATTGATTTAGTTCTTTGGTCATCAGTATCAAATTCAAATAATTGAGGTGATGCTAAAAATCTTACAAATAAATTTGATTTGTAATCATCAATTTCATCCGCAACATTAATTAAGTCATCAATATATTTTTCATATGAAAGACCAACAATTTGTAAGTTCCAATTGTCTTTATCTGAAACAGGCCAATTATATTCTATTGAAACTATTTCAGTTTTGGAACCATCGAAAGTATCTCTTGGAACTCTGAAAGATGCTGTATATATTGGTGAGGATTCTCTATTTAATAATGTACTCTCCAAATCATCAAGAGATTGGAAAAATTCTTCTGTTACTCCATCATTTGGTCTTATTAAAATATTTTCACTATAACCTGTAGAACCACTAAACGGATTTCCAGATACTTTTAAAGTTGAAACGTTTTGACTTGTTGGTTCAGTATAATTTAATACATCATATAACTCATTGTTTAAATCTAAAACATATTTTTTATATGATGAGTAAAACTTTCTTAATGGATTTTCAACGTCAGGTTCCTCATTACTTAATGGTTTTTCAATTAATAAATCAAAAGGATTATATAACATGTTAGTTTCAAAACTAAATGTTGTTGTATTGGTATTAGTATCATAATTAATACCATATGCCGTGTAACCACTTACCGAAACGTAACTATCCTTATCAATTAAAAGTCCTGCAGGAAAATTACCTATTATATTTTTTACCGAAACATAAATTCTTTCTCTAAGTGAACCAAACAATGATTTGGAGGCGTTGTTTTTGTCTCCGTTGAATTTTATTTCTTTATTTTTTGAATTGTTTGATACTGTTCTATTTTCACCTGTAGATGTCTCTCCCTTCAAATCATCTAAAGTAAGAAAATCCGAAAAGGGATTGGTCTTGAATTTTTTTGGGTCTTTCTGTGTTACTAATGTATCTAAAGCAAAGTTCGTATTAGACAATTGGCTAGTACCGTCGGTAATTTGTCTACCGACTAAACTATCACTAAAAGTTTCACCTCCATTAACTGCACTACTAGGAACTTTTCTTCTAACTGCCATTATACATTAGTAATTGTGTCAAAGTCTAATGATTCATCTATATCAGTTCTTTCTTCTCTGATTTCATAAAGTGTCTCGTTAAGATCATCTTTGATTTCATATAAGTTATATTGTTTATAGATTGCATTATCG